GGCTTTTTAGTTTTTTGCTAGTTCCTCGACTTCTTTGTCCGTCACGGTCAGGAGCTTGAGACCGGCGTCCCAGATCTCCGCCAGGGCGGCCGCGGACTTCTTGCCGAGCGCCTTCACGTCCGCCTCAGACTTGCAGAGCCGATTGCCCTGCTCGTTGCAGAGGAGCAAGCTCGCGAGCTTGGCCCGCCAGCTCGCCGGCTTGCCCTTGTTTGCCGCGCAAAAGATTTCCCACTCGTCGCGGATGTCGGCCGTCGGGTCGAGCAGGAAAACCTCCTGCTTCCACGCCTTGACCATGAGCCTCGTCGGATGCTTCAGGTCGGCGATCGTGAGGATGGAATCGAGAGATGAAATCGGCATGGGTTTGGCTCCGGGGGTTTGCGATCAACTCCCCGTAAATTGGAACTGGACAGACGATTGAATCAATTCGCCGCGGTTGCCTTCAAGCTGCACGTCGGCGACGTAGGCCTCAAACGACGCGGAGAACAAGCTGCCCTGCGAGATGGTCAGCGTCGCGATTCGGCCGCAGTCGGATTTCCCGAGGGCCGTATAGCCGAGGAACTTCAGCGTGCAGCTTCCCGGCTCGATCATTGTCGGATTGAGCTGCCGCAGTACGCGAGTATTGGCCCCGGCACCGGCAACGCTGGAAGCGACGCTGGTAAAGTCGTAGGCCGACCCGGCCGCGAACTGGGTCTGAAAGCCGATGATCTGCCCGAGCGACGCCGACCCAAAGGTCGCCGATAGGCCCTGGCTACTGGGAACCGGCATCGGGCACCCCCGATCAGCCGGTGACCTGGAACGACGCCGTGCCGCTCGTCAGCTCGCCAGCCGACGCCGACTTCTCGTACTCCGTACAAATCGCATTACCGGTGATCCCGAGCTTCGTGCAGGAGATCGCGTAGGCGGCGTCGCGCGGCGGATCCACGAGACCCCAGAACTCAAGCGAGATCACGTCTCCGTCCTTCAGCGGGGCGACCTGGTACTTCCTGGTCGAGGCATCGGCCAGGCTGCAGTCGGAGACGTCGATCGTCTGAACAGACTTTTTGACCTTCACGCTCTTCGCGCGGAACTCGACGGAGTTAAACGAGAACGTCAGGCCTTGCGAGGAATCGATAGTTGTCGGCGTGAGGGCCATCATTCACTCCATCGGATTTCGTATGTGTGCTCAACCAGATACGTCGGGACATCCCGCCCGTCGAGGAAAACGGGCGGCCCGTCCTTCTCGTCGGTCAGGTTCGATACGTCGATTGTGCAGCCGTTGGCGGTACCGGTGAAGTTATGCAGGGCGGCCCGGATCGCGTCCGCCCTGGCCTTAACGTCGGTATAGGAGTCGGAGTAGATCTCCACGTCGAACGTGCCGACTGGCTTGCCGACCAGGCCGTCGAGCTCGAGCTCCCGGCTCGTGCTGTTCCGGCCGTACATGACGTATGGCGGCCGCACGTCTTCGGTAACGACAAGCGGGTATACAGGGCAGGTTGCCGCTGCCTCGATCGCCGATTTGATGAACGCTTCCGGGGACGCCATGAACTACCTCCGCGATGCTCCCATGGATAAACCACGCTTCGACATCCCGGGATTGACCTCGAGTTCCTTGACCGCCTTATTCAGCGCGTCGGCCAACTCGGCAGACAGCCGGCTTGCCACGGCCCCGCGGATCTGCTCGTAGGTCTTTTCCATCATGTGACGCGCAGACATCCGGCTCGTGCCGTACTCGTGCCAGATCGCCTTCTGGGATTCCATGCCGTACTTGTAGCCAAGTCCGGCGACGGCCCAGCCGTCCGCGTTCTTGCCGATCCACTTGGCTTTCGTCATTACGGCACGCCTCAGGGCACCGGTGGACGCGGCGGCCTCGCCCTTCTTGCGGCGACCTCGGCGAGTCGACAGAGGCGGAGTGTTTCGGCGCAGGAGCGAGACGCCACCAGAGTTCTTGATTGCCCGACGCATTGACGCGAGCAGGTGCTTTTTGGCGATGTGGGCGGGCAGGTCGCGGTAGGCCTTGCCGAGGGCGGCAAAGTCACCAAGAAGTGAATCCCAATTCACGGAAAGATTGATCACGTGGCCTGCTCCTCGCACGACAGTTCGTGCTCTTCGCGAAACCCACGCTCGACGACTGACGAGATGTAGAGCAGGCGGTCGCCCCTCGAGGCCCAACGGATCCGCATCTTGCCGGACAAGCCCTCGACATACCGCATCCGCACCGTATGCGAGATCATGCCGCCGATCTGTTGCCGGCGTTCCATCTCCGTGTAGGAGTCCGCCAGGACGCTCGCCCGCCTGGTGGCGAACGTCGACCAGGTCTGGACGCTTTCGCCGAGAGCGTTCCGGGTCTCGACCGGACTCTCGATCACGACCGTCTCGCGGAGGATCCCGGCGGGCAGCGGCATCTCACCAGCTCCCGGTGACGGACTCAGACGCGAGCAAAGTCTCAAAGGCGAGCGGCAGCTCGTCGACGGCACCGTCGGTCGCGGCCTCGCGGTGGACGTACAGGTGCCCAACGTAGAGCAGGAGGGCCGACTTCAACTGCGGCGGGATCGGCGTCGACCCGCCGTAACCGGCCCAGTACGTGACGACGAGCGTCGACTTTGCCGGCACGGTCGGCACGATATCGAATCGCACCAGGCCCGGCACGGAGTCGGAATCGACGCGGTAGGTAGCCGGGTCGACCGTCGTTCCGTTGACCGACATCGCGAGCGGATGGTCGGCGTCGTAGAGCAGGGGAGCGGCCGGCAGCCGGACGAACGGCTCGACGATCCCGAGGGCCGCCCGGTACTGCGTCGACATAATGTTGAGCGTCGGCATGAACGACGCGGCGAGACGCCAATCGACCGCCGGCTCTTCGTTGTCAAACGTGGCCCGGTATTGAGTAGGGCACAGGGCGACGCCGAGGCGACGCTCGATCAGCCGTCGCCCGGTGGCAATCAGGCCGAGGAGGAACGCGTCGTCGTCTGTCTGGTCAGCCATGAGGCGGACCTGCGACTTAGCCTCAGTCAGGCTGACCGGCTCGACCACTGGCTGGGAGATGATCTTGATCGACCGAAGCCTCACAGATCACCTCACAGTTTCGCGTCTGCGGTCCTCTTCTCCGGGAGCGGCTGGACGGCACGCTCCACCTCCGCAGTCTTCACAGGCTCGCCGGCAAGCTCCGCCGCACCGTTGCCGACCAGGTTGTCGGCCATGTCCTGCGGGACGTTGAGAACGTCACCGGCGACGTATGACCCCCAAGCCTTCAGAAATCGGATGAGCACCATCTGAACCTCCGGGAAGGGGACGGCCGGGGGTCTGCATCGCTGCGGACCCCCGGCCTCACGTGAATCGTCAGGATCAGGAAGCGGCCTTGACGAGGGCGGCAGCGTACTCAGGAGCGTGGTTTGAGATGCCGACCCGCTGAACGCCCGCGAAGAGCGTCTGGTTGTTGCGGATGAGCAGCTCGCGGGCCGCGGTGATCTGGAGGCCGGCAGGCTTCACGGCGACGGCCGTCGTGAACTGGAAGTCTCCGTAGAGTGCCATCACGTTGGACGGCAGGCCCTTCACCTTGAACACCGGGACGCCCCAGATCGTCGGAACCGGAGTCGTGCCGCCGAATACCATCGTACCGATCTGGCCGGCAGCGACGTTGAACAGGTCGGCCCAGCCGGTCGCCGAGACGATCCAGCAGGTGTTCGAGACGAACGGGTCGACCATCCCGATCATGCTCGCCAGGTTGGCGGCGGTCGTGCGGCTGTTCGCCGCGACCGTCACCTTATTGCCCGAGGCGATACCGGCATAGAGGCCTCCAATGCTCGCGCCCGAATCGCCGGAGAGCCAGGCGTCGTCGATCTTTTTTGCATAGGCCAGGCCCATGCGCTCGGCCACCAGGGCCGCGACATCGATCGGGCTGTCGTCGATCAGGCTGTTGCCGACAGCGACGCTGGCGCGCATCTCGAGCACGTTCACTGTCACGCCGGACGTACTGATGTCCTGATCCGTGCTGGCCGTGCCTTCGGTGACAAACGCCGCAGAGGCGTCGCCGACCTTCGGAAGGGTCAGACGGTTGGTCATCGCGTTGAACACGCTCGCGACCTTCATCGCGACCGACGCGTATTGGATCCGGTTGATGACGGTCGAATAGAGCTCGATCGGCACGTACTCGCTGCCTTTGCCGTCGAACGTCGTCGACGTTTCTCCGAGGGCACGGTACTCCCGGTTGTCGCGGAGGCTGCGGAGGAACAGGCCGGTCTCGCGGGCCGCTTCGGCCGACTCGAAACCGCCGAGGCCGCCCACGCGGGGCAGCTCACGGACGGCGGGCTTCTCGACCGCCTTCCGCGACTCGCAGCCGTCGGTCACGCTGGACCGGAGGGCGGCGACCTTTTCGTCGAGCGAACGCTCGCGGTCGAGGATCACGTTGAGCTCGGTCGAACGCTTCGACAGCTCCTCGAGCCGGTCGTCGCGGGTCGTGGCTTCGGCTGCGTTCTCGCACTCGAGGGCGCGGAGAGCCTCGATCTCGGAGACGACCTTTGCGGCTTCGTCCTGGGCCTTGCGGTACGCGATCGACGGCATGACTGGGAGCTCCTGTCGTGGGTTATTCTTTTCAGACACCAAGACGTTAGGTTCGCGTCGCAAGTCGGCGAAGTAAGGCGTTTTGTAGCGTACAAAAAAAGTCGGTGTTTTAGCGCGACTCTTCAAGCGACGCATACGCGACCGCGACGGCCGCCGCGGCTTTCGGCGCTTCACGCTCGACAGCCATCGGATCGGCGGAGACGCTCGTCAATAGAGCGATGATCCATTCCCACATCGTTTCACCATCCCTGAGAGTGATCGAGAACCGTGTGGCCGTCGTCGCCGATCTTGCCGTGGACGATGTACGGCTGCTCGACCGGAGGCCGCTCCGCGACGAGGGCGATCCACAGAAAACCTTTTGCGGCCCTGGCAATCCAACGAAGGACGGGGCGATCCTGTTCCGGCTGCGGATTGGGCTGCGACCCTCCGGAGTTGATCCACCAGCAGACAGCAAGGCCGGCCACAAACGCCCAGATAATCTCGCGCTTCATTCTGTTGTCTCCGTGAGCGACTCAACCGGAACCGGCGAGAGCCATCCGCCATTGTTCAGATCGCGATACTTAAATCCGTCCACGCTACCAATCACAAATGAATCGCCCTGTTTCAAGATTGCGACCGCGTCTTCCTTGGTGATCCAGAAAGAGCCATCGGGTTGATCAGGCGGATGCTTTCCGCCGCTTAGGTAGTTGCCCCACGAGTTCATAATGAGGACGCCGTCGCGTGGAGTCTTCATCGGAGGCTCGCCGTTCTTGCCGCTGTTCTTCGCCCATTTCAGGGAACAGGCAACCATGCAGTGTCCCCATACCGAAGCGCGACGACAGAACCCGTCCGCGTCCCTGTCGCCGCTCGCGAAACCGACATTCGAACAAATCGGAACACACATCCCCGACTCAATCGCGGCCGTCAAACCATCCCACGTCTCGCACAGGGCAACCGCCCTGGCGGTGTGCCGATTTGCTTCGGCGGCGAGATTGGCCGGCACGCCGTAGGCTCCCCAATCCTTCGACCGTTGGACCGAGTAGGTCGTGAGATCAACGTCTCCGTACCTCTGGCGGTAGAGGATTCCGCCGTGACCGTTCTTCAAGCCTGAGACCCAACGGGCCGCGGCGGCCCCGTAGGAGCCGTCAGAGTAGCCGGCGAACTTCACCGGGGGCTGACGGCCTTCGGTCCGCGAGCCGCCGTAGATCGGTTCCGTTGCGACGAGTGGCGGCGGTCTCGCAAGCTGACCGTTCGCCCAGTCGACGCATTGGCCGATGTAGCTGCCCATGCCCCAGCCGAACGACACGCACGTCCCGATATTGCCCTGGTTCCACGGGCCGAACGCGGTCCCGTAGACCTTGCGGTGGGCCTTGTCGGCGAACCTGTACAGGTACGCGTCGACGCCCTTCGCGCCGGCGATCACCTCCGCGCCGGCCTGGCGGAAGGTCGGCTGCTCGAGCTCGGCGAGAAACTCACGCGTCCCGTCCGGGTCGGGCAGATAGCCGTAGTTGCTCGACGAGTCGGAGGTGCCGATCGACTGCTCGAGGAGCCACGTCGACCGCAACGCCACGTAGACGGCGAGCGACGCCAGGAAGGCCGCGCCGACGAACCGCCAGACGTTCACTTTTTCAAAGTCATCGCGCGGCATCGGCACAGGCCCTCGCGATGTCGCGGAATGTGGCTACCCAGCGGGAGCGATCCTGTGGACCGACAGGCCCGCCGGACGTGCCGACCGACTCGTCGAGGTACTTGTGAATCGCGTCCCGAACTTTCGGATGTCGATCGCCCAGGCTGACACCCTTCATCCGGGCCTCACGAGCGACGATCCGCAGTTCGTCGATCGCGGCCCCGGTCTTCAGTCTCGGCTCCGCCTGCATCCCGTCGTACTCGATGACGGCCGCCAGCTCCTCGCACAGGGCCGACAGCGTGGCGGCGTCGGCCGCGGCCTCCTGTCCGATGAACTTCCCGCGCAACGCGAACGCACCGGGCGGCAGCGGGGCCGGCGTCGGCGAGCTGCTCGAGGTGGCGGCCGCGAGGATGCCGACGCACAGCAGGGCGGCCGCGGCGATTCGGCGCATGGTCATTTGTCGGACCCTCCGACCAGGGCCAGCGTCAGCGTGTCGATCGCGGCCTTGACCTTATCATCCAGAGCGTCCGCCTGGAGCAAGCGAAGACGCACCCTGGCGAGATCAGAGATCGCCGATTGGTATGTCGGCGTCGGCTTCGCCTGAACCGGTGCCGGGGCTGAGAGGTCGAGGGTTGCGTCCGTTCCTGCCTTTGGCTTGATCGGCCAAAACAACACGGCTGCAGCGGCGGCGAGCAGGGCGAGCGAGATCATCGCGAGGCGATCCTGACGAGGGGAAGTAGCGACTCGACGGCCCCGGATGCGGCCATGAGAACGAGCTGCCGGACGAGCGGCTTGACGACGAGCCAGACCGGCCACATGTAGACGGGGATGCAATGGTCCGCCAGGTCGTCGAAAAGAAGGCCGATCGCGTTGATGACCCACTGCTTCTTGGCCGAGCCGTCGGCGGGCACGGAATCGACCGCGTCCATCGCAACGCGGAGCATCGCGATTGAGAGTTCCGCGAACTCCGAGACGGTCAGGCCGTCGGCGGCCTTGGCCCGCGCCACTACAAGGAACGCTTTTACCTTTTGCTCCAGTGTCGGTAGATCACTGGCGGCAATCAGCGGAGCGGAAGAGATCACGGTTTCCTCCGGAAAATCTGGTTGGCCGGAACAATCGACTTCGTCCTTCCGTGGCACTGCCGGCAAACGAGGTAGCGGATCTGCTCCGCGGCCGCCCGGTAGCTCGAGCGAACACAGAGTCGCGTGCCGCACTTCTGGCAGGTCTCGCTACCCATTTGCTTTGAGCCTCAGGACGGCGGCGGCCCCGGCGGCATTTGCCAGCCGGCGACGTCGGTCAGCGGCCATGTCGGCCGCACTGTCCGCGATCTGCTGTTGCTCGCTGCTCGTCAGGTTGGCCGAACGCCAGGCCTCGAGGGAACGGAGGGCGGCGGAAGAATTGCCATACGCCGGCCGATTCACGATTGAGATGTCGTACAGGCCAGAGACATCGGTCACGGTTCTCGTCATGTTCCCCTTCGAGTCCTGGTCCCATCGCTCGCCTTCGGGAGTAGTCGTGAACGCGAATGAACTTCCGACGATGTCACCGCGAGCAAGCAGAATTCGAAGATCACGTCCGAGGGTCGTCTCCGGGAGATCCATCTCGTAACGAAGCCCCTTCTGGGCCTTCGACATTCGCAACGTCCCGGAGGTAGTCCGAGAGAGGAGGAGGTTGTCGTCGTGGTTGTAGAGCCCGAGAACGTCGACCTTATTGGGGTCGGCAGCGTATCGCTCAAGGATTTTGTCAAAGGCCGTCTCCGCAAAAATCTCGCGAAACCCTCCGAGGTCTACGCTTTTTGAGTTGAACGGCGGCGAGATGCCGGAGACGGTAGTAGCGCCAGCGGCCCGCAACTCGATCTCCATGTCGTGCTCGGCAAACGAGACATACCGCCGCTCAGTTTCCATAGTTCACCTCTTCCGCTGCGCTTTCCGGCTGACTTTGTTTTGTGGTTCCGTCTACAAGGGACTTGATCTGCTCGGGACTTATTTGCGGAAACGCGACCTCAATCGCGACGCCGGCGGCCTCTTCTGATAGATCGCCAGACGACAGTTTTTCAAGGATGCTCAACAAGCCCTGAAGCTGGTCGCCGTCCAGCGACATATCAGAATCGGACTCGGAATTCTCTTCTCCAGGCTCCAACGGAGCTTGAAGGTCAAACCCGTCGTCGACGTCTGGCATCACAGCCGCAGGCGCAAGTGAGCGGATGAGCGACCGTGCCGCGTCTGCCGGAGCCTCAATGGCCCCTGCGACGATTGCCGTTGCTTCGGGTTCTCCGATGGACGGGAAAGCCGAGACGATGAGCGAGACGGCTCCCTGATTGTCCAGCGTCCCGGAGGAAATGCTTGCGAGGATCTGCAGCAGTGCCGTCACCTGCGCGCCGTTGAGCGCCGTGTCTTGGAGCACCAGGCCGCCATCGGCAACCGGAGAAACTCCGTCGACAGGCGGAACGCCCTCAGGGTCGGCAGTCGCGTTTGCAACGGCCGCGACGTCCAGCGGCGCGAAGCCAAGCTGCATGTACGTCTTGTCGGCGGCCGCGTCGTCCAGGAGCGGCAGATCCTCGAGGTCGCGGATCTCGTTGGGCGTGATCGAGCCCATGTTGAACATCGACTGGTAGAGCGCCGTACGGGCCGCCGTGTCCGCCCGCAAAAGGCCGCGGTTGTCGATCTTCGCGTAGCAGTCCAGGCCGTACGTGTTCAAGATCGAGCGGTCGATCGCCCCCTCGATCCGCCGCTGCCACGGGAGCAGGCAGAACACCTGGGCCGTGAGGAACTCCTGCTCGACGTTCGAATACCTGGCCATCGCCGGATCGCCGATCAAAGTCGACGGCACGCCGAAGGCCCGGGCGCACTCGCCAATGATTGAGTTCCGGAGATCCTGGTACTGATTGGCTTCCATCGAGTTGGACTCGATGACCTTAGCTTGAACCTTCTTCGGCAGGATCGCCGTATTGCCACGGTTGCGAGCGCCGCCGTACATCTCCCGCCACTGCCGCCGCAGCTCGGCGACGGCCGGATCGGGAATCGTCTCCTGAGTTTCGAGGACGATGTCCGGACGGGCGGAGTTGTCCCAGAACGACGACGCGGCGACGTCGAGCTTTCGGGCCAGGGCGACGCTCGTGCCGCAGAGGTCCGCGGGGATCATTCCCATGTAGGAGTTATCAGAGAGCCATCGGTAGTGCAGGATCTGCGACTGATCGAAGTCCTGCCAGCGTCCCTCCGGCCACAGGTACTTGTAGCCAAGCACGCCGTCGGAGAGGCGGCGGACCTGCATCCGCGACGGATGGAGCGGACGCAGCTCGGAGCAGAAACCGTACTGCCCTGGAACGATCAGGCTGTAGGCGTTGCCGTGGAGGGCCACGTGGTGAACGGTCGTCTCCTGGTACTCGTAGCTCGACTGCCACGAGTTTGGGCGACGCGTCAACACGTCGTAGCAGGGGATGTCGGCCGCCGACGTTTTCCGACCCGACGCCAGCGTGCGAAAGATGCCCATCGGCATCGACGCGATTGACTGCGAGAGGAACCGGACGCACGCGAGAATGGCGGTCACGCGGATCGCGACCTCGGCGGTCACCTGGTCCGGGGGCACGAACGAGCCCCACGGCATCTGATCCGACAGGCCGCGCACGTTGACAGTGGTCAACGATTGCTTCGACTGGGCGGGCTTGCGGACCCGCGGTGCGCGCTTTGGTGCCGGCATGACGTACCTACAGGTGCGGCCGCCTCCGGCCTGCCATCAATGTGCATGCAGCCGTGATACCGGTGAAGTTAGAGGCTGTGGATGGTCCATTGATCACCGGACGGCTCGGAGAGTTCCTGGTCCGACTCGATCGCCTTTGCGAACGCTGTCGCAACGGCAGATATTCCGTCGATCTTCTCCGTCGACTTCGACTTATCCGGCTTCACCATGTCGGTAGTGTCGACGTATAGGCAGACGTTATTGGCGTTCCAGAGGAGGACCGGCGAGCGGTATCGGAACCGGTTCTCGACCACCAGGCCCTCGAGCATCTTGCAGCTCTCGGACAGCGTCCGCGTATTTTGGGCGACGGCCTGGACTTTGAGATCGTGTTTTTCGAGTAGGGTCGCGAGCAGGCCGACCTGCCACGGGTCGGAACCGATCGTCACGATCCGGTACTTCTCCGACATCGCAACGATCTCGCTGGCGACCGCCTCGTGATCGAGCCGCGCCCCTTGAGTCGGGATCAGCCACCCCTCCCGGACCCACGTCGAATAGGGGATGTTGTCCTTCCGCTCGCGCTCCGCGATCGTCTCCTCCGGGCACCAGTAACGCATTTCGCAATCCCACGAGCCGTCTTCCGATTTGAACAAAAACGCGGCGGCCGTCATGTCGAGATGTGACGCGATGTCGATCCCGACGGCACAGGCGCGGCCCTCGAGCGGGGCCGGTGGATCCTTGCGGCAGTCGGCGAATGCGGAGCCGTGGAACCATCGATTGTCGGCGGCCTGCCAAACGTTCAAAGAATACCGCAGCCACTTCGACCGCTTCCGTGGATCCGTGAGTGAGTCCTTCCAGTCGTCGCAAAACTCGTCCTCCGGAAACGCGACCCCCATCGACGGGTTAGCCTTCCGCCAGGTCGCCGGGTCGTCGAAGTCGTCGGCCTCCGGGTCGGCCGCGTAGATGAGCCCATAGAACGTCGGGTTTGCCGACGGGTCGTCGATCACCAGCTCGCAGTCCTTCCACCACTGCCAGCCGACTCCGTTCCTCGAGTCGCCGGCCGTGGAGATCGAGATCACTAGGCCGTTCGCCGTGCCGCGCGTCGCGTAGATGAGTGAGTCCACGAGGTCCGGCGTCTTGAAGCTATGGATTTCGTCGAGGATGATCGAACCGTTCAATCCTTCGTTTCGCCACGAGTCGGAGGAGAGGCAGCGGATCTCCTTCCCGGTCTCGCGGTTCCTGATGATCGACCGCGAGTCGACGACCTCGAGCATCTTCAACAACTTCGGAGAGGCTTCGACCGATTGCCGCACCATGCGATACATCGTCCGCGCCTGCAGGCGATCGTTCGCCGCGAGGAACACGTCCTGCGCCGGGGCGTGGCAGCAGAGAAGATACTGGGAAAGTTGCGACATCATGCTCGATTTTCTGTTCTTCTTAGGAACGAAAATCCCAGCACGGCGAAACCGAAGTCGCCCGTCTGAGCGACGCCAGCCGAACAGCGGCCGCAGAACTTGTTCCTTCTGCCACTCGATCAGCTTGACCGGAGACGGCGGACCGCCGCCCTCGTCAGGATGGCGGCATAGGCCCTCGATGAAGTCGATCACGTCGTCTGCTTTTTCTGGCTCCCACTTGTAGCCAGCGACGTACTCCGGACGCTTACGCGCCGCGGAGTTTAAGCCTCTCGAGGAGGGCGTCTTCTTCGTCGGCTTCCGTTTCGCCACTTGTCGGATCCTGCGGGAGGCGGGCGGCCGAGGCGGCCGTCAGACCGAAGTCCCTTGCGAGTGTGACGTAGTCCCGGCGTGAGTCACGGAGGAGTTTCGCGACCGGCGAGGCGGCCTGGCCTTTTCCGCTCGCGGTAATCCATCCCTCGGCGGCGACCTGCTCGGCGAGCTGCTCCGCGTCTGCGAAGAGATGGCATAGCATCCCGAAGGTCTCGGCCTGGTCCTCGCGGAGCCGGCCGTCGGCCGCGAGGGCTGGAGCGTGGTTCGACCAGAATCGAGCGGCGACCGGGCGGGACTGCACGGACGCCGGCGGCCTCAGATCGCCGGGCGATGTCGTCGCCGCGGCGTGCGCCTTTGGGGCGATCGCGTCGATCTGCTTAGCCCTGGCTAGCGCGGCCCGCGACCGCTTGGAATTCGGGTCTGGGTGGCGTCCTCTGCGCCCCATGGGGCCTCCGTTTTTTGAAAATGCGCTCGGAAATTACTTTACAGG